CATATGTTGTATGCTTTCCATATACCATTGAAATTCACACTCAACATGAACAGTAGCATACCCGACAAGTATTCAGCCGACTTATCCTGATGTGCGAGGCAGTAACCTTTGCGTAGCTTATAGTAATACGGCTTTCGTGCTTCGGGAGTCAGCTTTAGCCACCCATTCACACATTCTTGCCATCGATCAATGACACCTGTGGTATTTTTCGCGAGTGTTTGATAGAGCAGGATAAGTTCCTTGTTGGCATCATTGATGACAAGCTGGCATGAGGGATAGGTTTCCGCCATCCACAATGTCGTGGTCAATGCGCCCGCAAACAAATCGACAAACCGCGTTGGTTCCACCTTGGGAAAGAAGTATGGTTCATACAGGTTCAGCATTCGCTGTTTACTGCCTGTCCACTTAAAGAGGGGTTGAATGCGTGTACGCATTAATCGTCGTACAGATTGAGTGCAGTTTGGGCAACATTACCCCGACGAGAGAAAATGTTATCATACATCTCTTGCGAGGTAATCTCACTGGCAAGAACGCATTCCACATTCGCATACCGCAAATCGCCATCAGACTTCTTTTTTTCGATTTCCTTCATGAAATCAACGCTATTAGCGTTGCGTTCAACGGTTCCTTGAAAAATGATTAAGAGGTTCTTGAATGATTTGCCCCCTTGGATGGTCTTCTCGTCATAGACACCAGCCTCAATCTTTCTCATTGTGAACCAAATCTTTTCTTCAGTCGACCCGTTTGTGCTACCACCTTTGACTTCGACCCACGACTTAAGTTTCCACGGTGATTCCGCATCGGGGATAAAATGATGATAACCACTAGACTTTAATTTGGGAGGTGCTGGTAACCACTCCGTATTACGAACATAATCAGGGTCATACGCTTGAAGTAGATCCTTGATCGAGACTTCGACCTTCTCACCGCTCTTTTGTGCGCCGTGGTTGTCTTGCGTCTTTCTCTTCTTCGTTCTTCGTGCCATTATATTCACCTCAATCAAAAAGTGTGGCCTGGTGTTCCGCCGACCACCCGACAAGATTTAGAATTGCATTCAACGGATCAATTATAACAATTTGAAACTGCTTTTCATAGTCCACGTATTTTTCGACCTGCCATTCGACTGGGCAACCATACGCGGCCGCCAGAACATGACACCGAAATACATTCGGTTGCCGTAGATACGCAAAGCGAATCTTCGATCCTTCACGAATCTGCTCAATGTGTGTTAATTTATCGGCGACTACTTTTCTGTTAAAGGCGAGTGTCCCAGCGACATGAATCGGCACGCCTTTCTCCACGTCACTGTATTTATCTAATCCATTAACGGAACGTGGCATAGCAATATCCTGAAATGGTGCCTGCATGAATTCTTCCCGTTTTTCTTGAATAAGTGTCCAGATTTCCTCTTGTGTACCGCGCAGTAAAAGTTCGATAGCGCGAGTCAGCACCATTCGTGCCATGGACGGCGTGGAGGACTTCACCGCCTCAATACCCATCATCTTCAGCCTTGGTGTGGTGTGACGCACGCCTTCGGTATCATACACGTTAAGCATGTAACGTTTCTTCGCTGTCCAAACACCCTTGTCCGCGATGACTTCCCGCGTCATCGACAGACACGGCACTGCCACGTTGAGGTATGACGCCAAGCGGGCCAACGACGCGTCGATGACTGTCTGAATACGCTGCTCGCAGAATTTGTCAAGCATCGTGACGATCTGATCCTTCGTCTTTCCGTTGAAGGTATCTGTGTGCTTCACCAACGCACCGAGGTTGACATAGACGGAATCCGTATCCGACGCAATCACATAGTCCGCATCTGTTTTGAGCGCCGTGTTGAGGTAAGCATTCACATCACGGGCAACCCAGCGAATTGTCAACTGTCCCGTGAGCGTCACCGCTTCTGCCAGATGCGTGTCATAGAAGCGAAAGTATTGTGAGCCAAGCGCACCGTAAGCACTGTTCAGGTTTACCTTCCGCACCATCTGTTGATTGTTATACGCGGCCATCTGCTTCGTCAGCACCGCATATTGCGGGTCGGTCGTGTTCAGCTTTTGGCGTCGTCTCTTGGCGGCGCCCAGCTTTTTCTTGAACCGCATCCGTTCGTCATACAATGTCTTGAGCATCGCGGGTAGGAAGCCTTCATGATCCCGCTGTGTCAGTACGCCGTTGGCGGCGAGTGCATAACCGTTGGGCACCTGATCACCCTGTTGATACGACTTGATGCTATTGGGCTCCAGTAACAAATCATCAACCGTGGGCCAGTTCGTGTCAACCTTTGCCACCAGTGTTTCGGGTGACAGGTTCCATTGGCGAATGATGTGCGGATACATACTCGCTACGTCGAAGGATGCAATCCACTCATGCTGTCCAACGTGCGGGGCTTTTACATAGCCACCGGCATACTGTGCAGTCTTTTCTACGTCACGACGCGGTGGAATTTGTATGTGCTTGGCGCGGAGGTTGTGATAGATCATGATGTCCCACAACCGTACCTGCTTAAAGGTATCCACGTAGTTCGCTTTTGCACTGTACGCTAACGCACAAACAAGTTCGATCAGCTTGAGCTTCTGATCGAGTTCGTCTACTAGTTCCACATCTAAAATGTTGTAGTCAAGAAACTTTTGGAAGTTCTCACGATACAGTTGGTCTAACGACTGATATTCCGTGTACGAGAGCTTACGTTTGTCGAGTTCCACATGCGCGATATGATCGAGCCGATAGCTCTCTCGCTGTGAATAGGTAAACTTACGATAGAGTTCCAAATAGTCGAGAATCGCGACGCCGCGAATATCCACAACCGCCTGGTCGCGATTGAAGATGTTCACCATACGGTGCGTGATAGTTTTGAATGGCGACATGAGAAGCACGTCTTCTTCGTTGATCACGCGGCGCATTCGATTCACCAGATAGGGCATATCAAAGAACTGAATATTCCATCCGGTGACGATGTCGGGATAGTCACCTTTGCTTCGCCAGTCTTTGAGAAACTGGACGAGCATGTCGTGTTCGTTATCACGTTGCTGATAGGTAATGCCTTCCGCTGGGGTATAGGGTTTTGTGCTGTAGACAACGGTGCCCGATTCCCCTCTGTGTCGCCACTTCACGGTGATCGCGGTGACGGCATTGAACGGATCGTCAGGTGGTGCGAAGGCTTTGTCCGCGGCCGTTTCGATGTCGAGGTTCCAGATATAGAGACGATTCATATCCGGCACGATCTCGGTGTCCCCGTAAGTATCGGCCAGTGCCATGTACTCGCACTGGATATTCCCATACGCCTCGGGATGCGACTTGAGGAACCCACGGCCCTCTCTGGTATTGCTACACTGATGCGGAAGCAACGGCTCACCATCAAGCGTTGCCTCGCCAGTGTATTCAGTTGTGGGGAGATAGTAGGTGGGTGTGTACTTCAAGTTCACAACATGTGGCGCACCCTCGGCATCCCGTGCCCGAATGTAAACACGGGAGCCGAGAGTTGTGCAGTACGTGTACTGAAGCGAAGAGTCAGGAGCCTTACGTATGGTCGGGCGAATCGACGAATGCTTCATTCACTGATCATACGCTAAAACGCTTACGAATGCAAGAGCGTTTTTATTGATGGCTTGCTAGACTCCAGTGCCGGTGGCTCACCGGCTGGTGTGACGATCCCACTCAGCATTTGTCGATACGCCTTCACCATCTGTTCGGCCGCAGGGACCACAAACGTGACATGTAACGTAGAGATTATGAGTTTGTCACTCTCACCATAGGCAATAACTGGCATAAGCGCCACCCGCGCTCGACCCGACTCGGGTTCCACCATTACATTGGGGCGAACCGCGTCCTCGATCAGCCAGTTGACACCCTGATCATCGAGACGCGCTTTTCCGATGATGTCCTCACCGGAAGTTAAATGCAACACAAGAATATCAGCCACGTCGCGCCCCCTTTAGTGTATGTCGTTTCACATGCCTTGCCTTCTTCAGGTTCACCGTCTTCTTCACCGTCTTCTTCACCGTCTTCTTCATGGGTTTCTTCACCGTCTTCTTCGCGGGTTTCTTCACTGTTTTCTTCGGTGTCTTCGGAAGGTTGTTCAGATATTCACGGTCGAGGCGGAAGTCATCGGCGTATGGTTTGCCATCCCGTGCCTTGCCTTCTTCAGGTTCACCGTCTTCTTCACCGTCTTCTTCATGGGTTTCTTCACCATTCTTTATTATCAACCTAGAAAACGCGTATCCAAATACCGCTATGACTAGACCTCCGATGAATACAAAACCGAACTCTATCATATCATTTCTCCTTTAAATACATTATACCACATCATGATAAGGAACAACCAAGTCTCCTTGATAGTGGGACAGTAACCACTTATATTCTTCACGAATGCCATCAACAAGTAAGACTTTGGGGCGATAGTCGAGATCAACACGCGCCTCGGTAATATCAGCATGAGTATCGCGCATATCTCCGCGTTGAAATATATCATTTTTTATTTCCAAGGTCGCACCAGTGACAGAACCAATAATACCCAATGCAAAGTTCAACGTTACTTGCGAACCACCGCCGATGTTGTAGACGCCGCCATGGCGACCTGTCGAGGCGCGAATAGTGCCGTCAACGGCGTCAGTGACGTACGTGAAGTCCCGGCGCTGTTGCCCGTCACCAAACACCTTGATCGGTTTCGCCTCCATTGCCGCTTTTAGAAAGATGTGAAATGCCATGTCCGGCCGTTGCCTCGGACCGTACACCGTGAAGTATCGCACGACAGTAATAGGCAACCCATACGAATGTTGATAGAGCAGACAGAGATGTTCTGCGGCGAGCTTCGTGACACCGTAGGGTGAGATGGGTTGTGGGCGTGTGTCTTCGGTATACGGACGAGCGTTAGACAATCCGTACACGGATGACGTAGACGCATACACAAACGACAGGAGCCGCGGCGCGTGTCGGAGACACGCTTCAAGTAATATCTGTGTGGCAAGAACGTTCTGGTCAACATACTCTTTGAATTCTTGCCCCCAACTGGCGCGGACGCCCGGTTGTCCGGCAAGATGGTAGATGTGCGACACGTCAGGAAGAATGGCTTCCCAATCGACGGCGGAGATGGGGTTCCCGATGAAACGAAACTTGGGGTTCTTCAGCGCCGCGAGGATATTCCCACTTTTCTGCTCAAGGAAGTAGTAGTCTGTGAAACAGTCAACACCAATGACCTCGTATCCACTATGTAAGAGACGATCAACAAGTGTCGAGCCAATGAATCCGGCTGCGCCGGTGACAAGAACTTTCATTATGGAAGAAAGCTAGATGCGCCCGTTGATCCAAATCCACCCAACCGTGTTGTGTCACGCTGCGGCAGATCATCTATGGAAGGCACTTCAGTAAGATGAACGTTCGGCGTTGGTGGTAGAAAGAGTAACTGCGCGATTCGCATATTATGTTCAACAATAAACGGTCTGGCATCCGGTGGGGCAATGTAACTCAGCAGGACACTGACTTCATCGCGATAGTCGGAGTCAATCACTCCCGGCGCATTGATTACCTGCACACCCCTTGTTGCGAGGCCACTGCGACTGCATATCAGTGCTGACCAATGTTCAGGCAGCGCCAGGTGCAACCCCGTCGAGACACGCGTCACCGTAAGTGGCTTGAGATTAACTGATCGATGTTCGGGTAAGTACGCACAGATGTCATAGCAATACGCTTCCGTGGTCTTGCGTTCAGGAAGGATACCTTTGCCCATCAAGTAGCGCGGGTTCGTGAAGCTGGTGTGCTGCTCTTTCCGAAAGACACTAACAGTCGGCACACTGTTGGTATGCGGTTGCTTAATGGTGAACAGTTCTCGGTATGTTTTATCACTGAGAAATTGTGGTTCCATAATTTCGTTCTCCTTAGTCACAAAGACATTATAACTGTTACCCTGCTATTTGTCAAGTTCTCTTCTTGCCTATTTCATATTTTGCAACGAGTGTCCACTCACTCTTTTCGCGATACGGCAACACCGTCATCTGCCCCAGCGGAATCACCGGCGCTGCGCTGTACTCGGGGTCCACCAGTTTCACTAATCCCCATTCTGCCAACATATTCGCAATGGTGTTTCTTCGCGATTTGTCTGACTCATCAAATACGGTTTGCTGCGTTTTGCCGTCCAAGAGGAACAATTCCTTAAAGTGGACAATGTAGTAACGCCCCTGTTTATGCAAAACGTGGCAAGATTGAAAAAGTTTCTTATCTTTTCTCGACGCAATGCCAATTCTGGTCAGTGTTTCTTTTACCTTGAGAAAATCGTCCGGTGACGGCAGTGTCACTTCAACGCACTCTTTGATAATAGCGGCAATATGCGGCGGGAGTGTTTTTAGTAGGCTTTCATTACTCATACCGACTCCGGCCTTTGGCTAAGTTGGTCTGACGAATGAAGGGTTTTGAGGCACCGGTTACATTGATCAGACACGTTAATCATCTCTGTCTACGTTTATTTAGAGAACGCAGCGCGTCTACGATCTTCCACCCTTATAGAGTCGACCGCGCATGGCCGTCAGTTGTTCTGTGGTATGTAACGACGTGATATTGATCGCGTGTCTCAACGAACATTCATAGTATTCTGCCACAACACGCGAATCGTCAGCGATTTTGTGCTTGAACCATTTACTAAATCGTTTCCGCGGCCGCAGCACACCGAGAAGAAAGAGAAACTGAAGATGCTTGGGCAAATGAGACTTCTCGTTCATGAGATTGGCGGCAAGCACACATTCGTGGAAATACGACAACGCTCTGTTCACCACATATGGTTCGTACACGGTGTCGATCACCGGACTGTCTGCGAGACGTTGATCTTTTGTGAGCGTAATGGCATTGACGTAATCCCAGATCACGCTACCATCCGCGTCCCTCACGATTTCACATCCAGGCTCCCCATAATTTCCGTGAGACAGGCCAGCATGTTCAGGGATTTGTCCGCTGCGAAGGCCGCACGGTAGCCGTAATCTGCGAGGACGAGGATCACACCGGGCAGATCACTGCCCTTGACATGGTTAGGAATATTATCTGCTAACATTCGATAGAACGCCGACTCGTCCGTATCTTCATGATCGGACATCCACTTGCGAACGGCTCCGAAGTTGGCGTCACACAACGACTTCATGAGTACCGCAATATCTTTGTCCGACACTTGTGACAGAATGTCCGGCTGAAGTTCGCCCGTCGCAGAAAATCGTTGTAACTCATTCAGCGTTCGCCGGAAGTCGGGGAAATACTGCTGAACAACTTCCATGGCCAACTTTTTGTCATAGGTGATATTCTCTCCGTCGAGAATTTCAAAAACCCGTTTGGCGAATGCTACCATGACTGTCGGCCGCTCCACTTTGGGCACTTCGAAGTTGACGATGGAGCAACGTGAATGCAACGGCGCAATGATCCTGTTACTGTGATTGCACGTCATCACGAAAACGGTGGTCCCGGCGAACTCCTCGATGAATGCTCGAAGTGCGGGCTGGGTCGATTGCGGATTCAAATAATCCGCCTCATCCAAAACAACCATTTTTCGTTTGCCTTCGAACGACATGCCAGATGCAAAGTCTTTCAGTTTCGTGCGGAGGACATCGATGCCGTTCTCGTCAGACGCATTGATCACCATTACGTCCATATCAAGATCCCGTGCGATGGCCTTTGCCACCGTTGTTTTGCCCGTGCCCGCCTTCCCAGTCAGCAATAGATTCGGAAGGTCAGACTGCTGCATGATTCCGTCAAGTGTCTGCCTCACGCCCGATGGTAGAATACAATCATCGAGTGTCTGCGGGCGATATCGCTCGACCCAGACATAATAATCACGTTTGTTCATCATCATAGTCTCTATTGTATCATACAAACCCGTGTCGCCGAAAGAGTTCTTTTAGTCTCGTCGGCACGAACGGAATGTTGTGGTTGTTCTTGCCATGCACCATTCTCGCCATACTCTCTGGCTCTGGATGAAAATGTGACGCCAGAATGGGCTTGTCCGCTCTGGCATACGTCCAGTCCGCATACTTGAACACATGGTTATAGCGGTGGTTCAGTTCCTCAACCGTGAGTTTCTTTTGTAGCACCAAACTCTTGAGTGCCTTTTCGTCGGTGCGCGTCTTCGCATACTCACTCCACGTCGGGATGATTTTGATTTCGTTGTTCCACGTATCGAAAAACTCCACCGCTTGAAGATGCGGGCGAAAGAAAAAACTTCCGCACTGCCAGTCGTGTTTGTAGCAGTAACGCGAAATCCCGAAGTGCTTGACGGGTGGTGGCGGGAACGCTTCAGTCTGGTACACGTCGAGATCGTGATACCAAAAAATTTCAGATGGCAACTGCTGATGCCGCAACAGATGTAGAATGACCGGGATCTTGTTTGAAGTCGGGTCAAATTCTGTGTAGATGTCAGGAACCGGCCGTGACACTACGGCATTATACTGTTTGCTGTACGTCCCCTTGTTCTGGATTTTATATTTCCAAGGAAAATTCGTATAGACCAAAATATCGTACGACGGGATGCCCAATTCCAGATTGTTTTCGATCTGCAAATTCATGAGCGCCTCGGCTTCAGCCGAGAAGCAATGATGTGGACTTGTGTACGCGTACAAAATTTTCATATTGGCGCCAATAGGATAAGAATGAGAGAGGAGGGGGACAAGCCCCCTCCGTAGATTTACTTACTCGCCTTCTGCACGATGAAGTACGACACTGGTTCAGTCTTGTGCTTGAGACACACATACGCCCATGCGCCCACAAGAATCTGATATTCGCCGTCCATCAATAGATCGAAATGTTCCCGCTTGAACAGGAATGACACGTCGTTCGTCAGTGACGTGATGTGGTCCTTGTTGGAATGGACCGGGTAGGAATAGACCCGAGAACCGGGGTTCT